GACCAAAGAAGACTACGAAGCGGAGTGGGGAGACGATCCTGCAACATGGCCGAAGGAGATTACCCGCACCCAGTTCGACTGGCAGACACCGGATGTGGTGTACGTTGCGGAGTACTACCGTGTGGAGGAGAAGACGGACTACATGGTGACGTTTGAGGGAATCATGGGGGATGAGGAGAAGGAGCTCTTGTCGGTCTTAAAAGAGGGCAAGATGGAGGAGATGGAGGCGCTGGGGTACAAGGAAGTTAAGCGCAAGAAGATTAAGCAGAAGAAGGTACACAAGTGGATTATGTCGGGGGGCAAGGTGCTTGAGGACTGCGGGTACATTGCGGGGCGGTGCATTCCGATTGTGCCGGTGTACGGGAAGCGTTGGTTTGTGGACAACGTGGAGCGGTGCATGGGGCACGTTCGCCTCGCCAAGGATATGCAACGCCTCAAGAATATGCAGCTATCCAAGCTCGCAGAGATTTCGGCGTTATCGTCCATGGAGAAGCCTATCTTCATGCCTGAACAGGTGGCGGGGCACCAAGTGATGTGGGCTGAAGACAACCTTAAGAACTATCCGTATTTGCTGGTGAACGGCATTACGGACGCGCAAGGCGCGGTGCAACCGGCGCCCCCGATTGCGTACACCAAAGCCCCGCAGGTACCGCCTGCGATGGCGGCGCTTCTTGGTGTGACGGACATTGATATGCAGCAGCTTCTTGGTTCCCAAGGCAACGGGGACAAGATGGTTTCGCACGTGACGAGCAAGGCGGTGGACTTGGTGATGCAGCGCCTCGATATGCAGAGCTACATCTACGTCTCGAACATGGCTAAGGCCATTAAGCGCGTGGGCGAAGTTTGGCTGTCCATGGCTAAAGACGTGTTCGTGGAAGATAAGCGCAAGATGAAGGTTGTGACCGCCAACGGCAACCAAGACGAGATTGAGCTTATGACGCCGGTGATTAACCCCGATACCGGTGAACTTGAGTACGACAACGACCTCTCGGAAGCTGAGTTCGATGTGGCGGTGGACGTTGGGCCGTCTTCAACGACGAAGAAACAGGCAACGGTGCAGGCGCTGCTCTCGATGATGGCGGTGACGCAAGACCCAGAGACGATGAATGTGCTCTCGTCGATGGCGATGATGAACATGGAAGGCGAAGGGCTTGGGGACGTTCGCACGTACTTCCGCAAGAAGCTGCTCAGGATGGGGGCGGTTAAACCCACCGAGCAAGAGGCACAGGAGCTCCTTGCAGAGGCCCAGAACGCCCAACCGGACGCACAGACGCAGTACTTCGCAGCAGAGGCGCAAAGGGCAAATGCGCTCGCTACAAAGGCACAAGCCGATACGGTGCTTACGCTGGCAAGAGCCGAGGAGACGAGGGCGAAGACCGAGGAGACGATTGCAAAGGCTGGTCAAATCGACCAAGACAAGGCGATGAAGCTGGCCGATCGCATCGAAGACGATGTGCAGAAGCTGGTGGCACCGGTTATGCCGGCAGCGCCTATGCAAACATTTTAGTGGACAAGCCCACTAAGTAAGAAAAAATGGAGAACAACAACACGGCAGTAGATGCTGAAGTTGTCTTGGAAGATGAGGAAGCTCCCGTAGCGGAGGCTGTGGCTGAGGAGACCGGTGCGCCGGTGGCCTCGGAGCCAGCCAAAGACGGGGAGGCGACCACTTCGGAAGAGATTGACGTTAGCATCGGGGATTCGCCAACCCAGAAAGAGGACGCAGAGAAGGCACCTGAATGGGTGCGTGAAGTGCGTAAAACCAATCGGGAACTGCACCGCAAGAATCGGGAGCTAGAGGAGAAGCTGAAGGCAATATCGGCAACTGAGAACAATCCGGTTGACCCTGGGCCGAAGCCGACACTTGAAGGCGCTGATTACGACACGGAGAAGTACGAGGCCAAGCTGGCAGAGTGGTTTGACCGGAAACGGAAAGCTACTGAACTCCAAGCCAAGGCCGAGGAAGAGCAGCAAGCCCAACAAGCAGAGTGGCACAAGAAGCTTGAGAACTACGCGAAGTCCAAGACTGAGCTTAAGGTTCGAGACTACGAAGATGCCGAATCTGCGGTGCAAGAGGTGTTGAACACGACTCAACAAGGGATCCTGTTGCAGGGTTCAGACAACTCGGCATTACTGGTGTACGCGCTGGGCAAAAACCCCAAGAAAGCGAAGGAACTCTCTGAGATAAAAGACCCAGTGAGATTCGCGTTCGCGGTGGCGAAGCTTGAAACGCAACTCAAGGTGACAAAGAAAACTGCTCCTCCTCCAGAAAAGACCCCACCGTCAGGCGGGGCAAGGTCAACCGGTGGTTCCGACGAAGTGTTGGAAAACCTACGCGCAAAGGCCGAGCGCACCGGTGACTACACGCAGATTTTGGCCTACAAACGTCAATTGCAGTCAAAAAAGTAACCTATGCCTAATTCATTCAATAAAGAAGAGCGCGTAGCGTTTGAGAACCTCCTTGAGGGGTTCAATGACGCGCTTGTTCTCTCGCGCAACGTCTCTCTCTACAACACCGATCAGACGACGATGGAACGCACCAACAACGTCATCTGGCGTCCCCAGCCCTACATTGCGACTTCGATCTCCAATGCAGGGGTTGGAACGAACATCACCAGCGTTGGTGGCTACGCTTCCTATACCCAGCTCGCGGTTCCCGCCAGCATCAACCAGACCCGCACGGTGGCCTTTGAGATGAACGCTCAAGAGCTTCGTGACGCTCTGCAAGAGCAACGCCTTGGCAACTCGGCGAAACAGAAGCTTGCTTCTGACATCAACGTGTCGGTGCTCCAAATCGCGGCCAATCAAGGCACGCTGGTTGTTAAGCGCACGACCGCTGCTGGCGCTTCTAGCGGGTTCGATGACGTTGCCCAGTGCGAGGCCATCTTCAACGAGCAGGGCATCATGGACGGTGACCGCTACCTCGCGCTCAACACGCGGGACTACAACGGCCTCGCTAACGACCTTGCCAAGGCTTCGCGCTCCTTCGGGAACCAGAAGTCGGACAAGGCTTATGAGCGTGCGTACGTTGGGATGGTGGCGTCCTTCGACATCTACAAGCTCGACTACGCGGTGCGGTTGCCTGCTGGGTCTGCTACGGCGACCATCAACACGACTGACGGCGCAGCGAACTACTACATCCCGAAAGCCATCTCGACTTCGCCAACGACGTCCGAGCGGCTCAACGTGGATAACCGCTTCCAGTCGCTGACGGTGGCAGTTTCCGCTGGCGCTTTGGCGGCAGGGGACGCATTCACCATCGCAGGCGTCAACGCAGTGCATCACATCACCAAAGGCGACACCGGTCAGCTTAAGACCTTCCGTGTCATCTCGGCGAGTGCGCCTGCTGCTGGTAGCCAAGCTATCGTCATCAGCCCTCCGATCATCTCCAATCAGGTTGCCAACGCTTCCTCTGCGCAGAACCAAAACTGCGTGGTGAACACCAAGGCATCCAACTCGGCAATCACGATCCTCAACACGGCGGCAGCTCAAGTGAACTGCTTCTGGCACAAGGACGCGATTGAAATCCTACCTGGCCGTTATGCGATGCCCGACAACGCCGGTGTGGCGGTGATGCGCGGCTCGACCGACCAAGGGTTGGAACTCGTTATGACCAAGCGTTTCGATCAGGACTCGCTCACGACCAAGTATCGCGTGGACACGTTCTACGGGGTTGTGAACAAGCAGCCCGAAATGAGTGGTATCATCCTGTTCAATCAGGTATAGTAGCCTCACTTGGGGGGTGGCCCTTCGGGGCCATCCCCTTAACTTTACGCAACTTATGCCGCTCAAGAAGGGTTATTCGCAGAAGACAATCTCCTCCAACATCAGCAAGGAGATGAAGGCCGGTAAACCGCAGAAGCAAGCGATTGCAATCGCGCTCTCAACGGCTCGTAAAGCGAAGCAAGCGGCTGGAAAACCCGTTGGAAAACTGAAAAAATGATTGAGTTTCCTTCAATGGTGTACCGCTCGCCCGGTAAGAATCAGGCGGTAGGTGGCACTTTCGACTACTGCGGCGTTGAATCTCAAGACGAACTCGACGAAGCCCTCTCCTTGGGCTGGAGTTTGACTGTTGAAGATGCTGTGGATGCTTTTAACAAGGCCGTGGAGGCCGCTGAAAGGCTCAAGAACGAGCCCAAGGTGAAGATTGTGGTCAATGAACCGGAATCCGAGGCCGCGCCCCTTCCTGAGGTTGCTGGCGAGCCGGTTTTGCTGGCTGAAGACGACGAAGAAGAAGATAAACCGCGCCGCAGGCGCAAATGACGCATGGGATACACTAAACGCCAGTTCGTTGAGGCCGCTTTCGAGGAACTTGGGCTGGCGTCTTATGTGTTTGACCTGACTGCGGACGAGCTTCAGTCGGCGGTTCGCCGGCTGGACGCCATGGTGGCGCAGTGGTACGCGAAAGCCATCCAGATTGGCTATCCGCTAACGAACTCGCCTGAGAACTCGGACTTGGATACTGAGACGAACGTCCCGATCACCGCGAACGAGGCCATCATTTTGAATCTGGCGATGCGGATTGCTCCGCAGTTTGGCAAAACGCCTTCCCCAGACACCAAGCTAGGCGCGATTTCGGGCTACCAGACGCTCCTCATGCAGAGCGCCAACGTCCTGCAACAACAGTACCCCTCGACGATGCCTGCTGGTGCCGGCAACAAGGATGTGGATTGGCCGTTCCTGCCGGTTCCGTCCATTGCTCCAATCGAACAGGAACCCAACGGTCAACTTCAGTTCCGCTAACATGGCTATTCAAAACCTCGATAACGTCGATAGCATCAGCAACTCGACGCTGTTTGCTGTCAACCAGAACGGGCTCGATTACAACTGCACCGGTTTAGCCGTTGCGAACTTCATCGAGCAGAACATTTCCTTGAATGACAACAGCGTGATTCAGTACTCAGCTCCGCTGACCGGTTCGACTGTTGCGGTTTCTGGCACTGGAGACAGCGTGTGGTTGGTTCTCACGCCTGCATCGAATATTGCAACGCTGACGGTTCAACTTCCGCTGGTTGATGGATGTGTCGCTAACCAAGAGATTTTGATCCTTACTACAAGGACTATTTCTTCGCTTACAATCAACCTAAATGGTGCTCTTGGTTCTGGGATTCCATCTGGATTGGTTGCTGGAAGCGCATTGCGGTTGCGTTTTGAGCCAGTGCTGAAGACATGGTACAATGTGACAGGGTTAAGTTTTATCTCTAGCAGCTCAGATTGGAACCCAGGAACAATTGGAATTGGAGGAGTTTTAGGTTTAAATGTAACGGTTCCAGGAGTTGCTTTGGGAGATTTTGTTGAAGCATCCTTTTCGCTTTCATTACAAGACATTACACTACAGGCTTACGTTTCAGCGGTTGACACCGTGAGAGCGGTGCTCGTAAACACCATAGGTGTTGCAAAAACACTTGGAGCAGGAACGCTGAGGCTTAAGATTACCAAGTAACGCTTTATGACACTTCCTTTTAACCCTTCTTACGGCAGCGGCGCAACGCGCACGGCAACGACGACCTCTGCGCAGTACGCGATTCGGGCTGGTACGCGCAGCGTGTGCGTGACGAACACCGGTGCGACAAATGCCGCTTACGTTCGCGTTGGGCAAGGCACGATTACGGCAACTTCCGCAGACTACATCATCATGCCCGGTAGCCAAGTGTCCCTTGGCAAGTTCGAGGATGACAACGTGATTGCGTTGCTCTCTTCTGCCAGCACAACGACGGTTCACATAATTTCTGGCGCTGGCCTGTGATTCGGTATCTCTCCAGAAGGCGGTCAAAAATACCTGCGGCGGTTTCTGGCGTAACGCCGGTGCCTCCGCCACCAACTGATTTTTACTACATCCGCCCTGTAGGCGGGTTCTACCGCAGACCAGGAGGCATAGACAGATATCTCCGACCAACAACACCCGCAGGGAATGAGTTTGCCGCGCCGAATGGCGATGTGTACACTTCCCCAACAGGCGACACTTACACCTCTCCGTAACATATGTCAGACATCACAGTTTCAAGCGACATCGACTCTTTCATGCAGTCTGTTGACCAGACTGAAATGCGAACCCGCTTGGCGTTAGGTGACGCCGCAACCAAGAACACGGGGACGACCGCAGGCACGGTAGCCGCAGGGAACGACTCGCGCATCACGGGAGCGTTGCAGACTTCTGGCGGCACGATGACTGGCAAGCTCACTGCTGCTGCTGACGCAACGAATGCGAAGCTGAACATTGGGGGAAGAGTTGCAAGTGGCTCTCCAACCACGCTAGTGGACGGCGATCTCTGGATTTCAAACCAAGGTGCTCTCAGCTACAGAGACTCTTCTACGCCCTTCAATAAAGCAGTTGCATCGTTGAATTTGAAGCAAATCTTCAATCAACCACAGACTATTTCTGGGACTTTCAATAGCGACATTGCGCTCACTGTAAGCAACACGGGGACACGGGAAGCTGTTGTAATTAGCAACACCGCTACAGCGACAAGTGATGCAGTTGTCATCACAAACCTCGGCTCTGGAAACAGCTTGGTTGTCAACGACGAGACAACACCGGACAGCACTCGGTTTGCCATAGCGAACAACGGGAAGGTTGGCATCGGGGTGACTCCAGACGCATCAGTCGCGTTGTCAGTGGACACTACGGGAATCAAATTTGGAGATAACACAACCCAAACCACTGCGTTTACAGGCACGGCATCCAACGTCACTGGGACGGTTGCCATTGCAAACGGAGGTACAGGTCAGACGGATAGGCAGGCAGCAATGGACGCTTTGGCTGGAGCAACCACGTCAGGACAGTACCTCAGAGGAAATGGAACTGATGTCGTTATGTCGGCTATCCAAGCCGCAGATGTTCCTACGCTGAACCAGAATACAACAGGGACAGCAGCAAACGTAACAGGTACGGTTGCCATTGCAAACGGCGGCACGGGGCAGACCACACCAAATGCAGCAGTAAACGCTCTGCTTCCATCACAGAGTGGCAACAGCGGCAAGGTTCTCTCTACGGACGGCACGAATACATCGTGGATTACGTCAGGAGGCGTAGGCACGGTTACGAGCGTTGATGTCTCTGGAGGAACGACTGGGCTAACCACATCTGGTGGCCCTGTGACTGGTTCTGGCACGATTACCATTACTGGGACGTTGGCTCTTGCAAACGGAGGGACAGGCGCAACAACTCAACCAGGCGCAGCCAATGCGGTGCTGCCATCACAAGCGAGCAATAGCGGCAAGTTCCTCACGACGGACGGGTCGAATGTATCATGGGCTACGACAGGCGGTGGAGGTGGCTCAACGACACAGGTAGCCAGATATTTAACAACGCAGAACGTAACGGTTCCGGCAGGTGCTAAAAAGCTAGACGTATTTTGCGTTGGAGGAGGAGGTGGCGGTGGAGGTGCGTCAGGCAGCAATGGGGCATTAGCAAATCGCGGCGGCGGGGCAGGAGGAGGCGCAGGTGGATTCTCTACTGCATCATTCGACGCAACGGCTCTTCCAGCATCTATACAGGTTGTTGTTGGCGCAGCGGGAACCGCTGGAACAGGTGGGACTGGACTGAACGATGGCACGGCAGGAGGATCGGCTGGAAGGTCAGGAGTTACAACCATTGGAGCTGACATAACGACATTCCCATGTTTTATTTCTGCTTTTCAAGGAAATGGTGGTGGAGCAGGACTTACAAATGGATCAGGCGGGTCAGCTGGCAGTGCAGCGACATCAGCACTTTTTTCTGGAACAAACGGTGGAGCTGGCGGAAGCGGTGGAGGAGCAGGATCGGCAGGATCAGCTCAAAATGCCTCTGCTGGAGCTAGAGGGCCAACAGGCGGCGGTGGTGGAGGAGCAATATCAACAACTACATTTGCAAATGGGGCTGCTGGAGGAAATCTTGTGCTACAAGCCTCTGGAGGGGGCGGTACGGCAGGAACAACAAATGGCGCAAACGGTGGAAACGGATGGACTGCGCTTTATGATGGGCAAACAGCAGCAGGAGGTGGAGGTGGTGCGGGATCAAGCACTGGCACGGGAGGAACGGGAGGAGCAGGCGGATTCCCTGGCGGTGGTGGAGGAGGAGGAGGTGCTGGGCTTAACAACGGAGGGAATGGAGGCGCAGGTGGTGCGGGGATTGTCGTATTAACTTGGTATTTCTAACATATGAGTGCAGCATCTTATCTTTGGATTGACCAAAACGGAG